AAACGTCGCCGGTGCCCTCGGACTCACTCCCATCAAGCAGGTGCTTCAAGCCGCGATTGGCGATCACCGCGGCCTGAGTTTTCGAAAAGCCTGCCTCACGCAGGATCCCCTCGAAATCCGAAAGAGATGGAAGCTCGCCGTGCGCGATGCGCGACTTCACGGCGTCGATGCGCGCCTCGTCGTTGGCCGGCACGGTCACGATGGACACTTCGACCAAGTCGACCGCGCGCAGCGTACGCACGCCCGTCTTCTCGTCGTAGCTGGAGTCGCGCACGTAGTAGCCGATCGACAGGCCGGTGATCGCGCGCGACTTCATGCCGCGGAACGCGATCTTTGCGTAGGGCGCTTCGTCGAGCCACAGCGCGCCGTCGCCTTTCAGGCCTACGCCGTCTTCGACGAGTGATTGCCAGTCGCCGATCGGCTCGCCAGTGCGGTGCTGCCACAGCACGGGAAGCGCGCGCGCGTTTGCCTTCAACTCGGCGAGGCTGTCGGCGAACGCGCCGGGTGCGACGATCTCGTTGTAGCTGTCGACGACACCGAACACCGAGCCGTAGCCAGAAAAAAGGCCGTCTTCTTTGACGGCCTTCGTGTCCCACTGGAATGCTCGCGTCTTGAACGCGGCGCTCTTACGATTCATGTTTCACTCCCTCAATGCCGAGCCAGCTTTTCAGCGCGTCTTGCACGACTGTGCTGTCGCCCTGCGTTCCGAGTTGATCGATCGGCAGCAGGTTGGACTGCACCGTCAGCGAGTCGCCGCCTTCGACCGGCGGCCGGTTCTCAAGCTCGCGAATTTCGTTGCGCGTCATCCATCCGTTCTGCGCCGCCGACGAGTAAAGCGCCGCGCGGCCGGCAGAATCCGCACGCATCAGGCCTTCGAGACTGAACTCGGCGTAGTACTTCAGACGATCGACCGGCGAGAGCAGGCTCTTCGAAACGCACTGTTCGATGCGGCTCAGATAAGGCCGGAGCGCAAACGTCAGAAAGCCCTGCATCTGTTGCTCAAGCCCGGTGCCCCAGCTCGTCGATTTCTCGCTGTGCCCGACCATGAACGGCGGCACACGGAACCAGCGGCAGATTTCCTCGATGTTGAACGCGCGGGTTTCGAGCATCTGCGCGTCATCTGGATTGATGCTGAGCGCCTGGTATTCCATACCGGCTTCTAGCACCATCAGCTTGCCGGTGTTCGCCGTGCCACCGAGCTGCTCGGCGAGCCCGAGGCGGATCGACTCGCGCTGATCCGGCTTCAGGATCTGGTTCACCTTCAGCGCGCCGCCCGCGCGCATGCCATTCGCGAATACGCGGCCGCTCGCTTCGTCCGCGGCCATCGCCGAAGACAGGCTGTTGCGCGCGTAGGCGATTGGTGACAACCCGACGAGCCCGTTGACGCCAAAGCCCTTCAGGTGCGCGATCTCTTCCTCTGTGTACTCCTTGTATCCGTGTCGCGGATCGGAGTACGCGTAGATCAGGAAGCCGTTCCTGTCGAGCTTCACTTCCATGCGATCGGGTCGCAGCAATTCGAGCGACACGACGCGCTTGCCGACGTAGGTCTTCAGCCAGTACGAGTTTCCCCATAGGCAAAGGTGCGCGACGACGGCTTCCCAAAACTCCACCGACGTCATGTTGGCGTTCGGCGCATCGTGCAGCAGCGCGTACAGCCAGTGATCGCGGGCAACATCGCGCCCGCCCTTCCCATTTCGCTGATACGTGATCAGCGGGAGCGTCGAGATCGTCTCGGAAATCAGGCGAATGCACGCCCAAACGGTCGCGACCTGAAGTGCTGTGTGCGTGTTCACCGGCTTGCCGGCGTACGTATCGGCTCCCGCAAATCGCCGCCACACAGCGACATCGGTCAGTCCGAACGACTTCCCGATCCACGCCCGGGCTTTTTGCGCAAGGTTCATTAGACAATCACCGGGTTGGAGATGAAATCGCTAAGGTCCGGTCCTTCTTCGTTGAGCATTGCTCGCCCGACCGCCATGATTAGCGCGACGGGGCCGTCGATCTTCTGCTCTGCCCGTTCCTTGTTCGGGTAGATGTTGTCCTTCACGTCGATCTTCGCGACGACGTTGCTGACCATCCAAGTCATCGCCGGGCAGTTGCCGTGCGCCAGCTTGCGCTCGAGGACCAGCTTCTCGACTTCCTTCATCGGCTCCGACATATTGCGCACGGTCTGTCCGACTTCGACCATCGCGATGCCCTCGGCGACCATCTCCTGTGCGAACTGCGCAGCCTGGAACGGATCGTAGGGAACTTGCACCGCGTCGAACCGCGTCGCGAAGGTCCGAAGATCTTCCTTGATCGCCTCGAAGTCGATGACCTCGCCATCGGTCAGCGTCATGACACCATCGAGGTGCCACGACTGATAAAGCCGCGCGTTGTTATCGGCCTGCTCGAGCACGCGCTGCTCGGGCGCATAGTAGCGACCGTGCACGTGCCAGAGCGGATCGTCAGAAGTCGGCGGGAACACTGCGACGAGCGCGGCGATGTCCACCTTGCTCGCGAGGTCCAGCGCGATGTAGCACTTGCGGCCTTCGAGCTCGGCAAGCGCCTTGCGCGCCGGGCACGCGGCCCACTTCAGCATGTTCATCCAGCCGTTCTTCGCGCCGACCCACTCGTTCAGATGCTTCGTGCGAAACGTCGCCTGCTTGCTCGCCGACTGCATCGCGTCGCGCTGCCGCGCGCGCAAGAAATCGCCATCAATCGAGATGTCGAAATTCGGGTTTGCCTTGATCAGCGCGGCTTCGCTCGACCAGTCGTCGCCCTCGTCGATCGTGTAGATGACCGCCCAGAGTTCCGGATTGTCGATCGTGCCTTCGAGCACCTTCTGGCAATCACGGTCGAGCTGGTAGCACGGCCCGCCGATGTTCGAACCGGCCGTCGTGATGACCAGCATGACGGGCTGATCGCGCGCGCCCATACCGGTTTCCATCGTGTCGAACAGGCTGCTGTCCGGATGCTCGTGATACTCGTCGACGATCGCACACGATGGACTCGAACCGTCGCCCGGCTTTCCGATCACGGGCTCGAAACGACTGCCGTCGGCCAGGCGCACCATGTTCGAGGCGTTCACCTCGACGGCAAACGCGTCTTTCAACTCGGGCGTGCGGTCGACCATCAGCTTCGCCGGTCGGAAAACTTCCCATGCCTGCTTCTCAGTGGTCGCGCCGCTGTACACCTCGGCGCCGAACTCGCCGTCCGCGGTGAACATGTACAGACCGATGCCGCCGGCGATGATCGACTTGCCGTTCTTCCGCGGAACGCGGAAATAGATCGTGCGGTAGCGGCGACGGCCGTCCTTCTTGCGGACCCAGCCGAAGGGAACGCCGATGCCGAACTTCTGCCACGGCTCAAGCTGCACCGTGCTGCGTTTCGCTGCCCATTTGCCCTTGGTATGGGGCAAAAGCTGCAGGTATTTGATGATCCGCTCGGCCTTCGCGGGCTCGAAACGGTACGGAAAGTCGCGGCGACGCTGCTTTTTTAGGTCGTCGAGATGCCGTTTGCAGGCCAGTTTGACCCACTTGCAGGCGACGATTTTGCCCTTTACGACGTCCCGAGCGTACTGTTCCGCGGCTTCAACGTGCGGAAACTCGGGCTTTTTCATAGGTTATCGAAGGGGTTTGCCGCCTTTTTCTTGCCGCCGCCGCCCACTTTCGCGCGATCAGACGGCGAGAGGCCCATCTTTCCCAGCATCGCTTCGAGGCGCGCGAGACGCGCGGCCGGGAAGTCGAGCCAGTTCGTTCGTTGCTCGGCGAGCAGCCGCGACGCGAGTTCGAGGATGAAGCGATCGGAGTTGCGCAGCACATCCACCGGCGCGTTCGCGACGATCTCATTCCACGCTGCGGCCTCGTCGGCGTTGAAGTACTCCGGCGACTCGCCGATTGGACCGGTCGTCTCGGCGTCTTCACGAGCGCGGTCCGGATTCTTGTCGAACGCGCCGCGCAGCGCCAAAACGTTGGTCGGAGTACGCGGGCGAGCCATTGCGAACAACTCTCAATAACGCTCCGGCGGGCGATTGTTACGCCAAACGCCAAAACATGAATTTTGTGGAAATGAAAAAATGGCTAGGCGAGCGGTCAGAAGGCCTAGGGCGCTGAAGTTTTTGCCCTCCCCTCCCCGCCGCGTCAACGGCGGCGAGTAAGGTTTACAACTCCGGGCGATCAGCCGAGCCGCTCGCGAGCCGTCTTCAGCTTGTGGCAGGGCTCGCAGA